TTGCTTTGAAAGTCCGCCGTGAGGTGCGCTCTATAAGTCATAAGTTTTTCAGTGTTTAGTGGAAAAGCCCTGGGCGGTGAAAGGGTCCGCCCACCATAGAAGGGTAGTACAACGGTAGTACACAAGATTTTGGCTCTTGCGACGAAGGTTCGACTCCTTCTCCTTCTACCAACCTTCCGGAAAGTCGGAGGCTCTAAAACACAAATCGTTACCATTGTGCTTCGTTAGTTCGCATAGCACGACTCCCTCCCGGGTGTGATACTCCGGAGGGTTTTTCTTGAAACCAAATTTTCTATGATATGAAAAGATTTTTGCAATCGCTGGCGGCTATCGTCTGCCTCGGAGCAATCGGCTTTATGATTTGCTCGGAATGGCCGGAAAACACGCCTATTTCGCACGTTCTCCTTTTCGACGGGGGAGCAATCGCTACAATCGCCTTGACGGGCTTATACCTTAAAAAAACCAGCAAACATGGAAAATAACGATTTCGCACGGCGAGCCTTCGCGGACGCGGAGGAAGCCGAGGCCGAGAAGGAGGAGAAGGCGTACTACGACACTTGCACACCGGAGGGAATCGACGGCGATGTCCTCGCCGCCGGATTGTTCGTCGGGATGGGCAACATCGAGGCACTCTGCAAGGCGGTCTTTGAAGCCGGGCTCGAAGATGTCCTCTCGCAATACACGCTCTCCATCCACGCCCTCGGATTCAAGAAGGGATACAACGCAAGAAAAGAACTTGAATCAAAACAATAAATCATGGGTTACACAATCATCAAACCAAAGAGGGGAGGGGTGAAGTCTGGAGAACACTTCACCATCTCGCAAGGAAAAATCTACATCTCGCGCGGACTCACCGACAAACTCGGACTACACCTCCGCAAGAAGGCCGTCCGCATTATGATAGACAACGACACGAAGGCCCTTTGCTTCGACTTCAAGGACCTCGGACAACTCCCGGACGCTTTCCCCGTCTGCATCCACACCAACCACACCAACGGACGCTCGTGCGTCGTGTATTGCGCCGCGTCCATCGTCGGGTATGGCGTTCCGACCGGAAAGTTCACAATCGTATCGCAAGACGGGCCTATCTACAAGACCGATTGCATCACCAATCCAAGCAAGAAATGAGACAAGAGAACATCAATGAGAACGAGGTGAGTTCCGCCTCGCAGGTATCGCGCATCCTCGCGCACCTCAAGTCCGGGAAATCCATCACCCCGCTTGAGGCATTGGAGTTATACAAGTGCTTCCGTCTGGGCGCACGAATCGCGGACATCAAGGCCCTCGGATATGATGTCAAGTCCGAGTTTGTGACTACGCCATCCGAGAAGAAGGTCAAGAGGTATTGGTTGTAGGGTATGGACTTCAACAAGGACTCCTTCGAGGTCCGGAGCATACCCTTCTCCGAGGCAAAAGAATGGGTGCTATACAAGCACTACGCACACCGCGTCCCGATGATTTGCTATGCGTTTGGATTATACGAAACCCAAAACGGGGATGTGTGTATGAATGCTTCATTACAAGGCGTTTGCACCTTCGGAGTTCCGGCATCGCAAGACCTTATCATCGGCGCGATGGGGATTGAGTACAAAGACAACTTCCTTGAACTCAACCGCCTCGTCGTGAACGAAGGACTACCGCGAAACGCGCTCTCTTTCTTCGTCTCCAGATGCTTGAAGATGCTACCGCGACCGATGGTCGTTATCTCCTACGCAGATAGCGGGATGAACCATCACGGATACATCTACCAAGCGACGAATTGGATATACACCGGACTCTCGAAACCACATACGGACTATCTTCCGGAGGGGAAGGAAGGGATGCACGTTAGATCACTCTATAACAACTTCTCCATCAAGACAACCGACTTGAAGATGGTGAAGGTGGAGAGGTCGCAGAAATATCGGTACTTCCAATTCCTCGGCGACAAAAGGCAAGTGAGGAAGATGAAGAAGGACTTGAAATTCCCAATCGTCAAAGAATATCCCAAGGGCGATAACGTCCGCTATGACGCGAGTTACGAGACATCGCCCAATGGGGTGCTATTCTAACCAAATCATCATAATGTCCGACTACCCAACCCTCCTCTCCTTCGACACCCGCGAAGTGCCGTCTCTCCCAAGCGAGATGGTCGGCGACACGCACGACGGATGCGGCTACACGCACTCCGCTCCGAGGGAATGGACGGACGGGGAGGTGGAGTTCGTCCGCGACTTGAAGGGGCAAGGGTACTCAATCACGGAGATAGCCGCCGCCACGGGAAGAACGGAGACATCAATCTCCATCAAACTCAAACGGCTCGGCAAAACCAACGAGAAGTACAACGACTCTCACCGGGCGGAGAAGTACGAAGCCAACGCGGAGTTCTTCAATATCGTCAAGCCAAAGACAATCCTCGACGCATATTGCGGGACGGAAAGATGGTGGTTGAACAACGCTCACGGATGCGCCGTTGTAAGCAACGACAACAACAACGAACTCCCGGCCACCTACAACCTCCCGGCGGAGAAACTCGTAGCGAAACTCTACTCCGAGGACCTCGCCTTCGACCTCATAGACCTCGACCCATTCGGCTCGGCCTACGATTGCTTCGACCTCTCGCTCCGGATGGCGAAGAAGGCAATCATCGTCACCTTCGGAGAGATGGGCCACAAGAGGTGGAAACGGCTCGATTTCGTGCGTTCTCACTACGGGATAGACACCCTATCGGATTTCACCACCGAGCGTCTTATAGACGAGTTTAGGCGCATCGGACATAGGCATCACAAGGACCCCGTGCCAATCATCGTCAAGGAGTGGCCGCGCATATCCCGCGTGTACTTTGAACTCCGCCCGATGAAGGTCACGGAACAATGGAAAACAATCAATAACAAATAAGATATGGCAAACGAAACCACGGCGATTGCTCCGTTAAAGCAATTCAACAACTTCCTCGCCAATCCGAGGACGCAAGAATACCTTGCAACCGTACTCGCCGAGAAGAAGGCGAGTTTCGTGAATAACCTCACCGCGCTCGTGTCGAACAACGCCGCGCTCCAAGTGTGTAAGCCGGAGACGCTGATGTTTGCGTCCCTCAAGGCCACCGCCCTCGATCTTCCTTTGGACCAAAATTTAGGTTTTGCCTACGTCCTCCCGTACAATGACCGCAAGAACGGCGTGACGGTGGCGCAATTCCAGATGGGCTACAAGGGGTTCGTCCAACTCGCTCTCCGGTCCGGGCAATTCAAGACGCTCAACACCACCGATGTCCGCGATGGGGAACTCATCGACGAGGATTTTGTCACGGGCGAACTCACCTTCAAGAAAGCCGACAACCGCGAGTCCCTCCCCATCATCGGCTATGTCGCGTACTTCAAACTCCTCAACGGTTTCGAGAAGTACCTATACATGACCGTGGAAGAAATGAAAGCACATGCTCTCCGTTTCAGCCAGACCTACAAGAAGGGCTACGGCCTCTGGGCGGACAAGGATTCATTTGATTCTATGGCAAAGAAAACCGTCCTCAAACTTCTCATCTCAAAGTACGCGCCGCTCTCCGTTGAGATGCGGGACGCTATCAAGGTGGACCAGGCGGTGATGCAGAAGGAGGACTCCTACGACTACGTGGACAACCAAGAGCAGCCCGTGGACGAGTCCGCCGTCAAGGACTCCGCCAAGGCCAAGGCCGAGGAGGTCAAGGCACAAATCGAGGCGATGAAGGCCCGGCGCAACAAGGCCGAGGAGCCCGTGAACGAGGAGACCGGGGAAGTGGACGATGGATTACCTTTCGACAACCAATAACCTATGAAACCAATCATACTCAAACCAAAGGGCCACGAGGAGTGGCTCAAGATGAGAGAGGACGGAGTGGGTGCTTCCGAGGTCGCCGCCGTTGTCGGCTTGTCGCCTTGGGAGACACCATTCTCCCTATGGCTCCGTAAGACAAAACAAGTACCTCCGACCGAGGAGAACGTAGCGATGCACCTTGGGCATTTGCTCGAACCCATCGTCGTCCAACTCTGGGAGGAGGCGACCGGATGGAAGGCCGTGAAGTCCTCCGCGAAGGACATCATCTACGAGGACCCGGAACACCCGTGGAGAAAAGCCACGCCGGACCGCATTGCCTACGAAATCAATCCGGAGACCGGGAAGAAGTCCAGGTGCCTCCTCGAAATCAAGACCACGCTCTCTGGGTTCGACAAGGACGACCTACCTCCGTACTACGTCGCGCAAGTCCAATACCAAATGCTCATCACGGGCATCCACGTATGTTACCTCTGTTGGCTCACGAGCGGTCGCTACTACGACCACGCACGGATTGAGTTCGACCCGGAGTTCGCGGAGTTCATCGCCGGGAGGGTGGACGAGTTCTACAACGAGTGCATCGTCGGAGGAAAGGAGCCCGACCTCATCTCCGTCGCCGATTGGAACTACAAGGGGAGCGAGGAAGGAAAGACCGTAGAGGCCGATTCCGAGGCCGTAGAGGACATCGGAATGCTCCGGGAAGTCAATGCCTCCATCGCCGAACTAACGGCCAAGCAAGAGACGTTAAAGGACAAAATCAAGTTGTTCATGCAAGACGCGGAGGTCCTCGCATTCAACGGCGACAAACTCGCCACATGGAAGTCCGGAAAGAAGGGCCGCACGTTCCTCCTCAAGAAGGTGAAGGGGGAGGAATGATACCCCTCTCGAACAACGACTTTGACCGAGCCGTCCGCCTTCTTCGGTTCCTCTCCCGCACAAAGGGGACAACCTTGAAGGAGAAGGAAGCCGCGAGGAAGGCGGGGCTCCTGGTCAAGAAACTCGAAAAGCAACAAGAAGAGACATGGCAGAAGAAGAACAGCAAGAAGTGAAACGCGGGCGTGGGAGACCAAGGAAACCCGTGGACCCGAACGCCCCGCCGAAAGAACCGAAGAAACGCGGTCGCCCCACGTTGGAGGAAGCCGCCGCGAAGAAGAAGGCGATACGCTCCGCCAACCACTCGAAGGCGAAACTCGGAAAGAAGAACAACTGCCGGAAGGTAATCACAACCCGCGACATCCTCGACGCGAACGTAGCGAGACGGACAAAGAGGGACGGTAGGCTCGTGGAGGAACTCTCTCCGAGGGAGAAGGCCGCAATCATCTACGGACTCGTCTATAACCCGGAGGCGACGCAATACGCGCTTTGGGAGATGGCGGTCGATTACAAGTCCGACGATGCGGCGGAATCGACGAAGAAGGGCTACGCGAGCCGATGGTACAACTCGGCGGCGATAGTCATCTTCCGGGAGCAGTTCATGGCGAACTACGAGCGGATGGTGAAGGAGAAGATAGACGCGGCCCTCGCCGTGCAAAAGGAAGAACTCATGGTGAAGTTCGGAGCCATCAACCCGGACGACATCGACTATACGAAGCCGGAGGCCCAAAAGCGTCTTCTCAACCACCTCATCAACGCCGCCGACGATGGGAGGGAACGGCTCGATGCGCTCAAGGCCATCGTGTCGATGCAAAAGGACGACCGGGAGGAGGCGAGAGACAACAAGGTCCAACGGTTCTACATGCCAATCCGTTGCTCCCAATGCCCCATCTACAAGAAGGCGGACAAGGCCCGCAAGCGTCGGCTAAAGGCAAAGGAGGCACTCGAAGAAGCAAAGAAAGCCGCCGAGGAAGCCGCCGCGATGCAAGGCGAGACCATCAACGAGAAGGAGTACGAGGTGTTCGACGACGAGGATGTCACCGAGGAGGACCTTCTCCCGGACGAGCAAGAGCAAGAGGAAATCCGCGAGGATCAAGCCGCCTTGGAGGACGACGAGGATTTTGAGGAGGAGGAAGAAGGTTCCACAGACGGCGAGGAGGAGACTCCGGACGACGATACTTAAAACCGACAATGAGCAACTACTATAACCGAGACAGGTCGATTTCGGACTATCCAATGCCGGACTCGACGAAGATAGAGAGACAACTCCTCTCCGACCTTGTTGGCAACCCCGACACCATCGGAGAGGTGGAACGCCTCGTCGGACGCGAGATGTTCACAACCCCCGACCGTGTGGCTATCTACGACGCTCTCGTCTCGATGTACTACGAGGACCGCCGGGTGGACTACAACACCTTGTATGCAAGGGTGGGGCAACGGTTCATAACCGAGGTGGTGAACTCCGGTTCGGACATGGGGGCGACCTCCTCCGACACGCTCCAACACGCGAACGCGCTTGTCGATGTCTATGCAAGACGGAGGGGATACGAGGCGGCGGTCGCGCTCCTCAACCTCGCCGTGCAACCGACCACCAACGAGGATGCGATAGCGATGGAGGCCGAGCAACTCGCCTCGACGCTCCAAGGGACGAGGCCGCAAAAGGAGGAGGTGACGATGCCGGAAGCCGTGAACGAACTCGCTGCGGAGATTGAGGAGAGAATCAAACTCGCGGAGGAGGGAAGGACACCGAGAATGACTACGGGGTTCCCGTCACTCGACTCGCTTACCTACGGCGGTTGGGGCCCCGGACAACTCATCATCCTCGCGGCCCGTCCGTCCGTCGGCAAGACGGCGGTGATGCTCCAGATGGTGACGGAGGCGGCAAGGCAAGGGTTCCCGGCGGTCATCTTCTCCCTCGAAATGACGAAATCCGAACTCGTCCAAAGGATGCTCTTTGCGACGGGGATGATTGACCCCCTCCAAATTGCGACGGGGAATGTCGAGTGGGGCCGTTTCACGGCGGCTACCTCGCAAGTGACATCGCTCCCAATCACCATCAACGACACATCAAGACAACTTCGTAAGATTACATCGAAAATCACGATACTCGCCAAGCGCGGGACTTGCAAGGTGGCGTTCATCGACTACCTCGGACTCATGAAGGACGGGGAGAACGCAAAGCTCCCGCTCTACCAACAAATAGCGAACATCACCGGGACGCTCAAGGCAACGGCGAAGGCGGCTGGGGTTCCCATAGTCCTCCTTTGCCAACTCAACCGAGCGTCGGCCTCGGAAGGCAGACCCCCGCAACTATACGACCTCCGGGACTCCGGAAGCATCGAGCAAGACGCGGACATCGTACTCATGCTCGACCACGAGAGGAACAAGCAAGACCTCAAGCCGACCGGAAGGCTCGACATGTGGCTCCGCAAGAACCGACAATACCGCAAGGAAGTGCGTATCAACTTGCAACCGAACTCGACCTACTCGCACTTCGAGGAGTGCGCGATGGACGACGACCCGAATTAACAAGAAGAATATCCAATAACTCAATAACAATATCTACACAATGGCTATCTTGAACGGCTACATCAACTTGTCGAAGATTGACAAGGAGCTCATCCAAACCAACGCCAAGGGGGAGAAAATCCTTTGGCTCGACCTCTACACCTACGACTCCCCGGACCAATACGGGAACATGGCGTGTCTCCGGACATACAACTCCAGGACGAGGGGGAAGGCGTACATCGCCAACTTCCGGAAGAAGGACATCCAAGGACACGGAGGAGCGCAAGGAGGGACGGCATCCCATCAAGATGACAACGACCTTGGATTCTAACGACCATGCCGAGGAAACCAAGCAAGGGGGACGAGGGCTCTGATGCCTTCGTCCTCAACGCCTTCAAGGAGGCGGTATCCATGAACGACGAGGCTACGGCGGCGCAAAAAGCGTTTAAGGCCCGGCGGGAGTTGATAGCGTCCGCGTTCACGAACGAACTAACGGAAGAAGAACTCGCGGCCTTTTACAAGGCAACGAAGGAGGCAAACGTAAAGACCGCAATCATGCGGTTCGTCCGCGCCGCGTTCATATTCGGATTCCGGAGCGGTGTGTTATATAAGACCGACAAGCGATGAGACAAAAGCCGAGTACCTACTCCGTCGTGAGAAACCTCGACATCGGCGAGAGCGCGTTCCTCCCGTCCTCAAAATGGAATGCGGCACGGAGCGCGGCGAGCGTACTCAAGCGCATCTTTGGCTCGGTGTACGAGGTGCATGTCATAATGCCGACGAAGGAAGATATAATAATCACCCGCATCGCATGAGGAATGAAATCATCATCAGGGGCATCCGGCACATCTTCAAGGACAAGATTGGCTTCTACCCTTGCAAGAGATGCTCGTTGAAATATCTATGTTCAACCTCCGCCGTTTGCCGGGACATCTTCGGCAAGGACGGGTATTTTGAAATTTGGGAGAGAAAGAAATGAGTTACACCGTCACCATCACCCGTCCCGGATATGGAAGATATTCCGGCGGGAGTTATATAACGAGCCAGACCTTCGTGGATGAGAAGAAGGCGAGGGATTACTACACGGATTGCCTTGTTCGGTATCCGAATTACAATGTTGAACTACTAAAAGGAGAATGAAATGTTACGAGCAGAAGATTTGATGGTCGGGGACTATCTGACCTTCACCGATGTTCAAAATGATAGCCGCTGCCCAAAGTTGAAAGTTGTTGTCATCGACGGTGCCACTAATGAATTACTCGTGTCTGTTGATGGCGACCCGACATTAGACCGCATTGACATAGACGATGAATTATGCGGCATCCCCATCACCCCGGAGATCCTGGAGAAGAACGGGTTTGAGAAACTTGATTTCTCTCACTTCCAAATCGGAGACAGAAGACTTGTTCTTGATGCTGACGGAAGATGGGATGGCCCTCTTTCATGGCATTGGGTGGTTACTGAAATGGGCACGAATGCAAAAGGGCAACCAGTTGTACTTGATTACTATGTCGCAACGATTAATCACGTCCACGAACTCCAGAACGCCCTTCGGCTAATCGGAATTGACAAAACCATCGAACTATGACCTGGAGAGACCGCAACCTCGGCAAGAGTCCGTTCGACCCGGACTATGACGACACCTACGACCGTATGCAGGACTACGAGGATTTCTGCACGGCGATGGAAGAAAGAGAAGAATACAGGCGAGAAGAATAACCTATGGCGCGTATAAGG